TCAACTTCTTCTGTTGCCTCTGGAGTCTCTACCTCTTCGGTTTCTTCCATCTCTGGTTGTTCTGCTTTCATCTTGCCTTTTGCCTTTTGAATCTCGGCGCGAGCCTTTGCCTTCTGGAGTGCGAGTTGAGTGATACCTTGTTCCTTGCGTTGCTCTGTGCGTTGAGCGTGACTGATAGCCGCCTTGCCAACAGAGATGTCTGCCAACTTCTTTTTGGTGTCGATCTCGATACCAGATTTGGCGGTGAGGTATTGAAGTTTGACTTCTTCCTCGGAGCTTGGTTGACCTTGTTGAGCTTCGGCTTGTGCCATTTCTTGGTAAACCGCAGCGATTTGGTCTGCCGCACCTTGGGCTTCTTGCATCCCTTGCATGAACTGCTTGAGGAAATCTTTTTTGGATTCGTCTTTCTCAATGAATCCAACGTGCGCCATGATATGACCACCTTTGAATTGGATGGAACGGATTACTTTTGCAAGCTCTTTGACATCTGCCTGACCTCCTTGGATAGCTTGCATATTTGTTTGAATCTGAATTCCCATGTCTTGCAGATGACCAGTAACGTGTTCAATATGCGGATCATTTGGCAGAACAGGAAAGTTGGCAGGGTTAACAAATGTATCAGTCATCCCCGCATTCTCAAATCCAATAACCCGAATCGTATCATCTATCTTCGTTGGTTTTGAATTGCGGTAGCGGTTTACATTGTCCCTACCAGAGAGAGCCGCGATTGCGTCTTTAACTGCATTCTCTTGCCCTTCGTTTGCTGGAGTGATTGCCGTAATCTGCAATAGTTTCTCTGCTGTGATTAGTTTGAATGATGGGCTACCCGCTCCATTGATCAAGTTAGAACGAATGCTGGTGATGTTCTTATATGCCGCCGCTTCTTTAGGAGTCCCAAGTTCTTCAAGAACTTCATAGAACTTCTTAACATACTCATATCCATCATCACTGGACTTTGCGCTTACAAAGCGTTTATAGAGTTGTTTGAAGTAAAGAGTCTGGCACTCGTTGAATCGTCTAATCTGAGTTCCAGATAGTTTAGCAGATTCAGCCGCATCTAACTCTGCTTCGCCTTTGGTGCGTTGTTTGCCTCCAGAGGTAGGAGCGTTGATGCGATACTGACCCATACCCCTATACATATCTCCCATGAAGAACTGCATGAAGCTCATGCTTTCACCTACTGGTAGTTGGAATCGGTTCTGGATGAACTTTGCCCCGTCTGGCATAACGCTGATTGGCAACCATTCCATCTGCTTCAACATCTTGGTTGAGTCTGGGCCTTGACCTTCGATCATCAACATTGAATTGAGTCGAACGGCATCCACTAGCGAGTTCATTGTGAAGTCATACTGACGGCAAGCAACGAATGCCGATTCTGCTTGGCTCTTGATATCTTGAAAGAGTCCACTGCCTACCGAATCCGTGAGCATATATATGATCTCATCCCATGAATTATAGAGTCCTACCTTGAGCATCATAAATCCATGCTGGGTTCTGATATCATCATCGCTGATTTTACCTGCTCCTTTTACATTGGAGTTGATGTAGTCAGCAATCGGTTGGTAGTCTTGAAGGATAATTGCTTTGCTGATCTTGCCATCAAACTCTCTCCAGTAGACTTCAAAAAGATCAATCTTTTGGTTTACCGACAATGACCAGTTAAATCCTGACTCGCTGATCGTGCGGAAGAAATCTTCACGGGTCTTGCGGTGGTTTGTAAATGCGCGGTGGAATCTGATAGCATCAATAGCCGCATCAACATTCCATCCCATTGCTTCTGCCGCCGCACGATTCTCAATCTTCTTGTAGAGTTCGTAGGGAGTTAGACGGACACGGCGAACAAACTCCTCAAGGTTGCAGAAGTCGATCCTAATGTCGTCTGGAAAGAGAAGGTCGGAGAGGAAGACGTGTTCTGGCATCCATCCCATAGGGCTATCCCACATTCCAATTCCTTTTCCATACAGAAGCATTTCTTCAAGGTCTTGCTCTGTGTTGTAGAGGTATCCGGGCCATTCACGCAGGGCTTGATCAAATGCTGTGGAGATGTTTTCGGAGTTAACAAGTCGTTCTTTTTCATTGCCAAATTTACTTTTGATTGTGCAACACGCCTGACGCTCAGTAATCACATCGTAGTAACTAGACTTCTGGTTGTCTACAATAAATCCAAGTTGTCCGTAGTTAACATCAGATTGCCAAGGAAGTCTCTTCTCTGCGAGCTTGCTGTATCCCGTAGGAGGGAACATTTTGTATGCTTTGTAAATTCTTAATCGTTTATTCTCGCGCCCTGTATTAGCCAACCTCAAGTTGTTAGCTATATTCCATGCGTGTGAAGCATTAGAGATTCGTGTTTCTGGTGGCTTGCCGTCTTGGTCTAAGGTAGCAAGTGAAAAATTGTCTTGGCCGATGGAGAGCATAGGATTATACTTTTATCGTTTACGATAATGAATTCAAGGCATTTCTTCGGCGGTTGCACGAAGAACATCCGCGAGCTTTATGCTCAAGTTTAGTTCCAAGAACTTTATCTGTTGCCGCAGCTACTGTGTGGATTGCTTGCGCTATCTTGTCTCCAATCCCATCACTATACCAACAACGATTACTTGGTTGACGCTGGCAGACCTGATCCTCTACGATCTGCTCGATATCGGTAGGCACTTCGATTCCGTTCGATGTATAGTCCTTTCGGATATTCTGCATTAGGCTATTCATAGTACTTCCGTAAACAATCGCTGGGAATGTGAGTTTATCACGCTTGATCTCATACTTGAAATACCAACCACCTACTGGTGCGAGATTTTTGTTTTTCAGTTTCATCTTGCCTTTGCACGGAAAATATATTTTATTATTGATATGTCAAGAGTTTTTTCTTCAAACAAAGGTATTCGCAGATACGGGATTCAGTTCCCAGAAAACATGGATGACCTTGGCATTGAGTTATATTGCTATGCAATTAGTAGAGGAGAATATGGCAAAGACTATTGCATTAAGCATAATATAAATATTTCTGACTTTAAGTTACTATCTCCGCATGAGCATTTCATCAACGCCGTAAAACTCCAATGGCCCAGTGATGTTTCTATCTACAATCGTGGCTATACCAATAACCAATTATTAAGGACTCTTGAAGAACTTTGTAACAATACAGATATTTGCTTGGCTGGAGCCGCTTCAATGGGCAAAAGTTTCCCAGTCGGTCTTTGGATTTACCTTGATTGGTGTTCTGCTCCGCATTGCACTTCTTCTTGGGTCGCTACCACTACTCTGGGAGCTTCCGAAGATCGTATCTGGGGTATCATCTCTAAACTTTGGAAGTGTGCAGCAGTTCAGATTGGCAAGCTCATTGATTATCGCCACATGATTGTTTGGGGTGGCGGGTCGAATGATGAGGACAGGGACTATCGCAATGCCATTAAAGCTCTGGCATTTCAGTCTGGTAATGAAGGACAGAAGGCTATTGATACTACCCGTGGTCGTAAAAATGATAGGGTTAGGTTAGCCCTAGATGAGTTACCCGAAATGGAACTGGGCGCGATTACAGCAAAAGTAAACTTGTCAGCAAACAATGATATAACATTCATTGGTATTGGAAACCCATCTGCTGGTGACAATCCTCACACTCGTTGGGCTATGCCTAGTGGCGCATCTAATTTTGATTCTGTAAGCCCATCTATGGATAGATGGGAGACAGGTACTGGCGTTTGTTTATTCTACAATGGTATGCGTTCGCCTAACTTTGATGCGCCAGTTGATGAACCGTCACCCTTTCCATTCTTAATGGATCGCAAGAAGCAGGAAATCATGCTTAAACAGTGTTACGGAGACGAGAATGCTATCGACTATGTTCGTAACGCTATTGGTTGGTGGCCGAAGTCTGGATTTGCTCAGACTATTCTTACCGCTGATCTGATCCGTAATGCCAATACCAACGAAGAACCTCTTTGGGATTCTGAAGGTTTTACCAAGGTAGCCGGGTTCGATACTGCTTTTACTGTAGGGGGTGATCGGTGCGTCCTGACTATTGCCAAGCTAGGATTCATTCGGGGAACTCGTAATCGTGTCATATATTTGGATAGCCAGAAAGTAATTCAGCTTTCTGCCAACGCCGCTTCTGAATTTGAAATCCAACTAGGCACTGAAGTTGTTAGTTTATGCCGTGCGGCGGGAGTCAAACCATCTAAGTTCGGCATGGACGTTTCTGGTGATGGAGGAAGGGTGGGACAAGCTATCATTCGTGAGTGGCTACGATTTGACTCTGGAGGTGCTTCTATTGCTCTGATCTCCTCTATGGGCAAACCTACTGATCGACTCGCCGCCGAGGTTGATAAACGCCCATGTAAGGATGTTTACGATAGGTTAGTGTCAGAGTACTACTACTCTTGCTATCACGCATTTAAGAGTCGAGTTATCTATGGAGTCGATTCGGCTTCTGATTTAGGAAGGGAGCTTTGCTTGCGCCGATACACCATAAAGAACAAGAAGATAGCTATTGAGACTAAAGATGATCTTAAAAGCAGAACAGGTTACTCTCCTGACTTGAGTGACAGCCTAATCTATGCTTTGGAAATGGCTCGCCGCAATGGTCTAGTATTTATCGGAAACGATAAGGTTGTTCCAACTAACCGATTTTGGGCGCGGCAAGAAAAGCCAGTCGAATACTCCCAAGATGAAGAGTATTCTGTAGATGACTGGGGTGAGGACTAATCCATGATCCCTTGCAGTTCCAAGAAATTCGCTAACTCTTCTGGAACAACAATACGAATAATGTTTTGTCCATCCAATACACCTAGATTTTCTTTAAGTCGGATGTCTTTCTTTGGAACCCAGCATTGGTTGTACTTCTGCTGGAAAAGAATCTTATACTGATTCTCGCTTACTTCAGTTCCCTCGCAGATAACGCGAGGCTCAAATGTTTTATTTGTAATCATATATTATGTATCCATTCTCTCTTGCCCAGCCTACTTCGTGGTGGCATTTATTGTGACAGGCTCTGCATAGAGCCATGAAAGTTGACTTCTCACACAAGAATTTTCCTCTACCTTTTTTGTGGTGAAGGTCTGTTCCTTGCCCATTGCAGATTTCGCACTGGTAATTTTTTTCTTCAAAGTATTCTGCTTTGGCTTTTTCGTAGTCGGCATTCTTAACTTTTCTTGATCCAGATAGTGACTTTAACTTGCCGCCCCGTTTTTTGAAACCAGACTTGGCTTTAAGCGGCGTTTTTCTTTTCAACATTGGTATGGGTTTTTGGTTTCAAAGAAGCAAAACAGAGGTCAATAATCTTTTCTACCTGTGCTTTTTTAAGGATGCTCTTGGAGTTTACTTCAATCTGGTTGATCAGTGAGCCAGTCACTCCGATCCTTTCCCCCAGTTCCCTAACAGTCATGTTTAGCTTCTTGCGAGTCTCTCGTAACTGCTGGGCAAAAGTTCTCCGTCCAATAGAACGAATTGTGCGTGATTGCTCGTACGACATCATGCAACTTTCGTATGCTTCCTCTAATGGATGTTTCATTTGAGTAAAAATTTAAACCAGAACTATTGACAAGTCAATACATTTCTGGTAGTCTTATAAATTATGGATAACACTAACAACGATAATACATTTGCAGAACAACTACTAGCCGCAGTTCGGAAGACTGTCCTTGTCACAAATATGTCTTTAGCCGCAGCATTGGAAAAATCTTTTATGGCTACCTACGAAAACGATGATGGCATTCTTATGATGGCACTTAGGCCCGATAATACTAGTATCGTTGTTGCTTGCGGACATAGCTCAAATACTGTCATCAAGTGTGATTTTATAATTACTCAAGATGGTATCGGAGAACGCCGAGCTTTTTATAAATGCGGTAACAAAAGTGATGCCGATGACATCTGGGAGGTTCTGATCGATAAACTAGATGACTGGGCTTATGGTAAAATCGACAAAGTTGAAATGGACTAATTATCGGTTCCGATAAAAAAGATGCTTGACACTGAATACAACATCTAGTAGTTTCTTT